ACCAAGAGATTGCCGCGCGGCAAAAAGCGGTCGATCTAATTAGGGGGGCATAGTGGCAACGACTCTAAATTTATACGACCAGTGGCGCGATATCGCGGCAGATCCCACGCGCGCGGCGGCTGTTGCCGGCACGCTAAAGGCCGCTATTGTTACTGCGGCATACACCTTAGATCAGAACCTGCACGACTTTTGGGATGATGTTTCGGCGAATGAAGTCTCAGGTACTAACTACACTGCGGGTGGCAACGCGCTTGCTTCCCCGACCTGGACCGGACCTGACGGCGCGGGTGTGCTCACGTTCGACGCGGGCGACCCGGCAGCGTGGTTACAGCACGCGAGCGGATTCAGTAACGGCCGGCGAGTCATTGTCTACTACGACACAGGAACCGGCAGCACGTCGCGCCTTGTAGGGTACTCGAACGATTTCGGTGCCGACAGCGGCAACGTGGCAGGAGACTTCTCCGTGGCGTTTGATGCCGCAGGCATATACACCAGCCCGAGATAACGATGGCGAGCGGCGATATTGTAGGCATCATCGGCGACATCGTTCAGCCGGCAACGCTCTACGCGACGTTCGACGCTCGTGTTGATGGATCGGTTCCAGTCGCGGCGCTGCCGGTCTACGACTTCGACGATTCGCAAGATGAGTTCATCGACTTCTACTGCCGACTGGAGGGCTACGGTGGCGGGGGATTAACGATTACCTTCGATTGGTCAGCGACAAGCGCTACGACCAACGTGGTGCTGTGGCAGGCCGCGTTCCGGCGCATTGCGGATGATGCCGAGGACATGGACGGAGCGCACACCTACGATTACAACGCTGCGGCAGAGGATACCGCGCCGTCCGCCTCCGGGGAGCGCTCGCGCGTATCCATAGCCTTCACCGATGGCGCAGACATGGACTCGCTAGCCGACGGTGAATCGTTCGTGCTGCGCGTCAAGCGCGAGGTGACAACGAGCGGTACGAACATGACCGGCGATGCGGAAATGTGGGCTTGGACGCTGGGGATTAAAGAGACCTAGCAATGGCTCGGTTATTTGCCAGTGGTAGCCTTCAATACGTTAACTTCGGCAATATCTCGGGGATTGAAGGTGTTTCTAATCTGACTGTCGCATGCTGGATGCGTAAAGACCATCCTGGCGGAACCAATAAACTAGTAGTTAGTTCTCGCAGCGTCGGGACGAATGGTCTCGCGATTAACCATTGGAATGATGGGAAGGTCTACAGCAATTTCAACAATGGTAGCGCGTCATTTGGCACATACAACGACACATCGAACGATCTGCACCATAGAGCAATCACGTTTGACGGCGCTGGCGCAGATAACCCGGGGCGTCTTAAAGCGTACAAAGATGGTGTCGTCCAAACGCTTTCCTTCTCCGGGACGATCCCGGCAACATCAGGCGTAGGCAGTAATTTCCTCGTTGGCAGGGATCAGAGCAGTAATAGCTACGGGAACGGACTTATCGCAGAGGTTGCTATATGGTTAGCAACATTAACAGCGGATGAACTGCTCCAGATCGTAGCCGGTAAACCGCCCACTCGTGTTAGGCCAGGGTCGCTATTTTTCTACTCAGAGCTGGTGGGCACACAGGCTACTGAGCCTGATTTAGTAGGTGGTCTCAGTGGCACGCTTGTCAATGCGCCAACGGCTGACGCGCATCCCCGCGTAGTCAGGCGTCGCCCGATGCAGTGGCGACCGAATGTGGTGGCGGCTGGTGGTGGTGGCACAGTCATCGATCTAACCGCAGCCGCCTTCGAGTGGACCGCGAACGCGTTGCAGCCTAGCAGCTTGCTCAGGCCCACCGCCGCACTGTTCGCGTGGTCAGCGAACGCGCTGCAGCTCTCGACGATCGCGCGCCTATCCGCTGCGACGTTCACGTTCACAGCGCAAGCCATAGGGGTAGCCGCGAACACCGCCGTGCAGCTTACTGCTGCTACCTTCGAGTGGACCGCGAACGTGATTGATGTGGTAGTGGCCGGCGCTCTGCAGCTCACCGCCGCGACGTTCGCGTGGTCAGCGAACGCGCTGCAGCTCTCGACGATCGCGCGCCTATCCGCTGCGACGTTCACGTGGTCAGCGAAGGCGCTGCAGTTCGCGACGATCGCGCGTCTGACCGCCGCCGCGTTCACCTTCACCGCTAATGCGATCGAAGTGATACGCGACACTGCGATTCAGCTTACGTCCGCTGTCTTTCGTTTCAGTGCCAAGACGGTCGAGGTGACCGGCGCTATCACCGCGATCAGCAACTGGATTATGCGCACTCGCAGGCGTCGCGGGAGGTAGGACGTAACATCGGGACTAGCCTTGGTGGCTACACTTCCCCCTGACTATGCAGAACGACAATCCCACTGACCTTCGACAGCAGGCTGCAGTTCGTGAAGAGCGAACCCGCGAAGAGCAGTTGAAGCGCGAGACAGAGCTGAGCGACTTTCGCTGGCTGATGTCGGACAAGCGGGGGAGGCGGTTTGTGTGGCGGTTGTTAGGTATCGCGCGAGTGTTTAGTTTGACTTTTCGCGAGTCCTCGAAGGAGCAAGACTTCTTAGAGGGCATGCGCAATGTCGGCGTCATACTGATAGGCGACGCGCACGAGCACTGCTTAACGTTGTACCACCTGATGGAAAGGGAGAATGCATCCAATGCCAAGCGAAGAACCGATTCTCGGTAGTCCCCCTGTTGCTCCTGCCGCACCTTCACCAGCCCCGGCTCCCGATGCTCCACCCGCTGCTCCGGCCCCTGAGCCGCCAGTAGCTGACCCGGTAGCCCCGCCGAAGGCCCCAGGCGCACCAGAGAAGTACGAGTTCAGCACACCCGAGGGGGTGGAACTGGACAAGGATGTCGCGACCGAGTTTGAGTCAATCGCAAAGGGTTTGAATCTGTCGCAGGACCAGGCGCAGAAGATGTTCGATCTCGGGACGAAACAGTCCGAGAAGTGGAGCGCTTCTTTGCTGTCGAAGACTGCTGAAGCACAAGCCAAGTGGGCAACCGATGCAAAAGCTGACAAGGAATTCGGGGGCGAGAGCTTAGCCGAGAACGTCGGTCTGGCACAGAAGGCGATGGCGCAGTTTGCCTCACCTGAGTTGCAGGCGATGTTGAAGGCATTCGACCCGAAGACCAATCCGAACGGTGCGAGTCTTGGCAATCACCCGGAGGTTATCCGGCTGTTTGTCAGAGTCGGAAAGGCGATGGCGGAAGACAAGTTTGTCGTAGGTGGGCAACAACCTGCCGGTGGCACCACTCCGTACTTCACCTACCCGAACTCGGACCATAAGACCTAACCCATTTTTCTAATTTCGTAAGGACTTTCCGAAATGGCAACCCTAAGCGACATCCACCCGACTCTGCTCGATGTGAGCAAGCGGCTCGACCCTAACGGCAACATCGACAAGATTGTCGAGCTGTTGGATCTTCAGAACGAGATCATTGCGGATGCAGTGTTCATCGAAGGGAACCAGTTAACTGGCCACCGTACTACCGTTCGTTCCGGTCTGCCCACCCCGACGTGGCGCAAGCTCTATGGTGGCGTTCAGCCGACCAAGAGCCGCACCGTGCAGGTCACCGAGGCAATGGGCATGCTAGAAGCCTATGCCGAAGTCGACAAGGCGCTTGCCGACCTGAACGGCAACACGATGGCCTTCCGTTCGTCCGAGGACGTGGCGCACATCGAAGGAATGAACCAGGAGTTTGCTTCGACCCTGTTCCTTGGAAACGAAACCACGGAACCCGAGTCCTTCACTGGCTTCGCTCCGCGTTTTAACCTGCTCTCCGCAGCTAACGGACAGAACATCATCGATGCCGCAGGCGCGGGCTCCGACAACCGGTCTATCTGGCTGGTGGTTTGGGGCGCGAACACCGTGCATTGTGTCTACCCGAAGGGTTCCAAAGCCGGGCTTCATCAAGAGGATTTGGGCCGCGTCACCATCGAGAACGTTGATGGGGCTGGTGGGCGCATGGAAGGTTACCGTACCCACTATCGTTGGGACGCTGGCTTGGTTGTCAGGGATTGGCGCTATGTCGTTCGCATCGCGAACATTGACCTTTCCGACCTGACCAAGGATGCAACCGCAGGTGCTGATCTGATTGACCTGATGACGCAAGCGCTGGAGTTGGTGCAAGACCTGAAGTCGGGTCGTCCGGCTTTCTACGTCGATAGGAGTGTGCGTTCTTTCCTGCGCCGGCAGATCGCAAACAAGGTAGCTGCTTCCACGCTATCCATGGATACCGTCGCGGGTCGCAAAGTGCTCTTCTTCGACGAAGTGCCTGTGCGCCGCTGCGATGCCCTTGCTTCGAACGAAGCGGAAGTTGTGTAACCAAACAGCGAGCGGAGGGCTTAGGCCCTCTGCCCCAAATCCTTTAGGAGTTTCAAAATGATTCTGGACGAAAGACTTGAGTTCGCTGATGCAGTGTCCGTAGCGGCTGCGGCCGGTACAGCGCTGATTGGTGATGTGATTGACCTGGGCGCTGCGCAGCGTGATATCGGCGACGGCGAGCCACTCTACCTAGTCATTTCCGTGGACACGGAAATTATCACGGGCGGTGTGGCGGGGACGCTGACTTTTAAGCTCGCGTCGGACGCGCAAGCGGCAATCGCGACTGATGGCACCGCGAGCGAGCATTTCGTGTCGAGGGCATTCGTGACCGACGACGCGGGTGCGAACTCCGCTGAGCTGAATGTCGGTGGCGT